CCTTGAATTGAGAATGGTTCTGATTGTCCGTCTGTCACAAAAGTAGCTCGAACTGAAAAGCCCGAACCTTGAATATCCGATGTCATGATCGGTTTGGATGCACCGCCGTAAATCACGTTTGCTCCGTTATAAGTAATGTTTCGCCCTGCGTAGATCGTAGGCGCACCGTCACTGGTTTGGGTATATGTTGAAGGCACTGATGTATTGTAATCACCCCAATCGTAATCGATAGCGAGGTTCATCTCGAATGGGCCTTCTGCACGTATGAATGTATTTAGTTTTCGTATAACTTTTCGTTGT